CCTTATGTTTACATGGGCAAACCAGTATCAAGAGAAAATGAATTTAAAATAGATAGATACAAAGAATTTAATAAAGGTTGGAAGGAATACAAAGCAAAGAAAGCTAAAGCAAAAGATGCTCTTGAAGCTATGCAGTTACCAAAAGAAGTACAAAAAGCTGGAGAGCAATATAGAAAAATGATGGAGAGTTTAAATAAAACTCTTGAGCCTTTGAAAAAAACTACAGATGTAATTAAATCTTGGGGCAACCCATTTGATTTAACAACAGTTCAGCGTGGTTTTGGTGGGTATGTAAATCCACCAGAATTAATAAAAGGTGGTTTACTTGACCTGGATAACAGAATAGTTGAGAAAAAAGATACTGGTTTAGATAGCTATGCAAAAAGACATAATTTAAAAAATGGTGTTGAAATAGCAGAGCATTGGCTAGCTAATAATACGCCAGAAAAACTTGATTATGCAGTAGTAGATTTTAATAGTATTGAGGCTCTATCAGATACAATTGGAATAACTCCAGCAGAAGCTTTTGAAATTCTTTGTTTATATATCAAGCGAAGTAAGAAAAAATATTTACAGAGAATATATGAGAGACAACAGCAGATATTAATTGAGCAATTAGTAAATAATTACATATCTGAAAAAGAAAAAAGACAAGCCGCTAATAAACCAACTCTTACTGTTGGTATATTTTATAAAACAAAATACGTTCAAGAATTTTTAACTAAGTATCCTGCTAAATTAGATGAGAGAAGATTTGGTGAAAAACTAAAATCTTGGGTTAAAATTTTTACATCTAAAGCATACAAAGTTAACTAATTTCCCAAGGTCACATTGGGAACATCAAAAAATAAATAAAACTAACTTTCCCAAAGTCATGTTGGGAACAAAGAACTGACGTTCTGTTGTTTTATTTTATTTTTATTCCATATTAACCGCATGAGCATACAGAGGTTTTTAGTTGGAGCAATTTCATATCCATATCCCATAGCTCCAACTGTTTCTTTCTACTCTGTATGCTTGTGCAAGTATAAGGAGGTAAACCCTATGGTTAATGATAAGAGGATAGTTCTTGTTTCAGACAGAGGACTACCAAATAGTAGCCAAACATTTGTGGAGCATCCACCAATAATGGCTTCTAAAATAAAATCTTATCTATCTTCAATTAAGAATGTAAGAAAACAATTAAAGGACACATATCCAGATTGTAAATTTACATTTGAAGAAGTAGATGAGTTTGGAAAGTTAATCAGACAGTAATATGATTAACTCTAACTACAGCACTATCGAAATACACCCAGGAGTTTTTAAAACTTCGGAGTGTAATTATTTTTTGTTTTTAGTGAATGTTCACTTGACCAAAAAAATAAAATCTATAATGCTGAAGTTACAACACACCAACAAACAGTTGGTAGAAACACAACTAACTAAAGAGGGAAAGTGCACCAGGAGCACTTTAAATATTCTGGAGAATAGGAGAAGCTTATGCAGTTAACAAATACTGTAGAAGTTGTTCTAGAAGATGTGTCTTATTACACACCTACTGGAACTCATTGGTACAACCACTTTAGGAGTTTTTTTCAATTCCAAACTTGGAATGACAGAACGGAAAAAGCTTGGTTGTTTCGTGTTGGTAAGTACAGACTACATGTAGTCAAAGAAAAACCAGCCGCAATTGCTGAAGTGCTCAAAGAGGCACAGGAGCAAGCCAATAATCAGAAGCTAGATAAAATAGCTTAGATATTCTCACAATCTACGCTAGTTAGATTACTTGACTAGCGTAGGAGAATAAGTATATTTGAGGTTATGCAAGTGAATATAGGTATAAATAATGATGCGCTTCTTTTTGGTGGTAGAAGCTTTATAACAACAACACCGTACCTACCTACATCCACTTCTCAAATAAAAAACGAAAGGAAAGGTATGGCACACTTTGGCGAAATAGCTAAAGCGTTTGACCAACATACAAGAGACTTAGTTAACCGTAAGAAAATAAAAAATCAAAACGGTTTATACTTAAGAACTTTGATGTTGTTTTATAGTTACGTAAATATTCCTAGTAAGGAACGTACTCCACAAAACGCTATAAGCTATCTAATTGATAAACTAAACTTCCACGCCAATTCAGCTATGGTTAGCAGAAATAACCAGGTTCTAACTGAACTAGGTCTTATAAGATTAATTGAAGACCCAGAAGATGCTAGAGCAAAAAAAGTTGAGTTAACGCCAGTTGGCGAGAAGTTTGCAAAGTTAATGAGGTAAACTTATGAGTAATAGACGTAAAGGATACAGACCAGTTAAAGATGCAGAAGGTAGCATCACTAGCTGGCGAGTTGATATTACATTAGGTGGTAAAAGACTAACACCATCATGTGCAACAGAGGATGAAGCAAAAGCTACAGTTGCTAGTTTAAGAGACCAGCACGAGAGAGGTATAACTTTAATTCCTACAAGGACTAAAGGAGTAACTTTAAAAGAAGCTTTTGAACAATGTTACAACGACCCAGAAAGCGGCTGGAAGGGTACAGAGCATGGTAAGAAACAAAAATATTATGCTCAATCTTTTTATAACCACTGGGGAGCTAACACACCTCTAGCAGATATAACCAAGAAGAGTTGGTATAAATATATCGAGCAGTTCTCTGCAACAGCAACTAACAATAGACGTGCTAGCTGTATGAATAAAATTTTTAATTATGCAGTTGAAAATGGTCTTATTGATGCTGGTGATAGATTAAAAATTAAACGTGCTAAAGAGAAGCTAGTTAGACTTTATGCTTTCTCTAGAGCAGATGAAAAATTAATCTATGATACTTGCGAGCAACTTGGTTATGATGATTTAAAAGATTTCATCACAGTATTGATTGATACTGGAGCGAGAGCAGAAGAACTTTTGCAGGCTTCAGTAAAAGACTTTCAGTATTTCAGTGATGGTTCTTTTACTCTTAACCTATATAGAAGTAAAACTGGTACAGACAGTAATATAGGTTTGAAAAAACGTAGCCAGGAAATCTTATCAAGACGTTCAAATTCTCCGAGATTTTTTATGGGTAGTTACAAACACTACTATAGAAGATTTCAGCATTTGAAAAAAGCGGCTAATAAGACTACTGACAAAAACTGGGTCTTCCATACTTGCAGGCACACATGTGCTTCTAGAATGGCAGAGGCAGGAATACCTCTAGCAAAAGTAGCGGCGTGGTTAGGACACTCTCCTAACTCACCAGTTACAGCTAGATACATTCACTTCTATGGTGCTGGCAAAATTGATATTGCTAAAACTTTAGATGAGTTTGATACTCAACTAGACAGTTCTGAAAATATTATTAGAATTGCAGTAGGAGCTAAAAAATAATATGATAACTACTGTTTCAAACATCATAAACCGTGTGCAGAAATGTGCAGACGATGTGCGAAACGGTGTGTTGTCAAACTGGAGTAGGCGTTTAATGGGAATTTATTCGCCGCTTGTGTGCGGAGGCGACTTAAAAACCTTTGCTAACGTCTACTCTAGCGAAGTAATAATACCAGCGTATTTTAATCACAATTGATAATCCTACCTATTTGTTGAAATAACATTTTCAACGTATATATACGCTAGTGTAGCATAATGCACACTCGCACATCGCACACAAGAACAAATAATAAACATGCAAATAAGAGGTATTTTTTATGCATATATCAAAAGAAATCCTAGAGAAGCTAGGTGTTAAAACAGAAAGCGCTAAAGATGTGCCAGTAACAAAACATGAGGCCATCCAGGCGGAGAAGAACCTTGAAATCAAAGTAATGATTACAAAAGGAATTGAGAGGTTCCATAGAACAATTAGAAAAGCCAAATCAAAAACCAGAGAAAAAGATGGTAAGGCAAGAGAGAGTAGCGAGAGTGTTACAATCTACGGCCAGGAGCTTGCGAAAGCAGGGCTTGAGCCTATGTGCGGAGCCATTAATAAATTCTTTGTAAATGCTTTTGATGGTCATTCTAAAAAGTATGCTTCAGAAGCTATAATATTATCTAAGTGTATTCCTATTAAGGACTTAGAAAATGAGGATGCTGATAGGTGGTCAACCATCGCCTTCATCACTCTTAAATCTGTACTAGATAGTATTACTGTAGGAGCTACACAAACAAAAGCTATTCTAAAAATAGCTAGCGCCGTAGAAGATGAGGCCAGATTGAAATATTTTGAAGAACAAAAAAAGGATGTCTTCAGAAGAACTAAAATGTGGCTCCAAAGAAACAAGAAGAAAAACTATAGACACAAAAGGAAAATCTATATGTACGCTTTGAAAAAAGCTGACCTGGAGTGGAATGGTTTCCCAAAAGAAGACAAGGTAAAACTAGGTAAGTTATTACTAGAATTACTAATTGATTGGACTGGGCTTGTTGAATTTACTGTAAAACAATACGGTGAAAAAACCTTCAAATATGTAAAGGCTACCACTAAAACTTTAGATTGGATTGAGAAGAAAAAACTCCACTCTGAAATCCTCAAGCCTTTTAAACTCCCAATGATAATCGAACCCCAAGACTGGAACACCGCTTATGATGGCGGCTATTACGTCAAGGAATTAAGGCCTAAAGAATTAAGTGCCCCTTTAGGAGATACTAACAATCAACCAATGCAAAAGGAGGAAAACGATGCATCTTAATATTGTTAAAAAAGCTTCCAGAACTTATCTGGAAGAAATGGATAACCGAAAGCATGATATGCCAGAGGTATTCAAATCAATCAACATACTACAAAAGACACCTTTTAAGGTAAGCGATAAGGTATTGCAGGTCGCTCAAACAGTGTGGGGTAAAGGTCTTACTGTTGGTAAATTACCAATGAATAAGCAAGAACCTATTCCACCTAAACCGTTTGATATAGATACCAACGAAGAAGCGAAGAAAAAATGGTGCAGGATGAAGAGAGTTATTTGCGATGAGAATGAAACCAGAGCAAGTAAAACTCTTTTAACTGAACAGATATTATCTATTGCTAATGACTATTCGCAGTATCCTAAAATCTATTTTCCAAAACAATATGATTGGAGAGGTAGAGTTTATGATGTGCCGCAATTCTTTAATATCCAAAGTAATGATTTAGCTAGAGGATTATTAATTTTTGCTAACGGAAAACCATTAGGAAGTAATGAAGCTTTAGAGATGCTTGCTGTTCATGGCGCTAACTGTCATGGAGAAGCCGCTAAAGGTACATTATCTGACAGAATAAAATGGGTTGAAGATAGTAGACAAATGATAATGGATATAGCTAGTGACCCACATAATCATTATGACTTGTGGGGAAGTGTAGATGAACCATGGCAGTTCTTATCATTTTGTTTTGAATGGAATGATTTTATCAGACATGGTGAAACTTCAGACTTTATTACTCACTTACCTTGTTACAGTGATTGTACTAATTCTGGTCTACAAATATTTTCTGGACTATTAGCAGATGAGAGAGGTGGTAAAGCTACTAATCTTACACCTAATGAAGCTCCAGCAGATATTTACAAAGAAGTTGCAGAAGAAACTAAAAGACTTCTTATGGAAAAACCAGACAGTGTAGAAAAAGATATGTGGCTTGAGTATGGTATTGATAGATACACTACTAAAAAAGTTACCATGTGTATTGTTTATGGTTTAACTAAATTTAGTTGCAGAAGATATATCCAGGAACATCTTGATGAAAATGCAGAAGATGGAATACCAAATCCATTTTCTACAGATAGAAATATTATTGAAGGTGTGCCAACTACATTTAAAGCTACAAAATATTTAGCTGATATAGTTTGGGATGCTCTTGATAATGTAATTGAAAAAGCAAAAGATGCTATGGATTGGCTAAGAGATGCGGCTAAACTTGTATCAGAAAATAATCTACCAATTACTTGGACTACTCCAACTGGTTTTATTGTGCAGATGTTAATTCCAAAAATAAAACCTAAAAGAGTTAATACTAATATGGGAGAAAAAATCTGGAGACCTAACTTAAATAAGTTTGTACCAGATATTAGAAAGTCTACCATTCTAGTTAGTACAAATAAGATAGACAGCCAGGCGGCACAGAATGCAATAGCGCCTTGTTTTGTTCATAGCTTAGATGCAAGCGTACTCCAGAGGGCTGTATGCAAGGCTAATGAGTTAGATGTGCAGGACTTTGCTTGTATTCATGATAGCTTTGGTGTCTTGGCTCCAGATGTACTTAAGATGCAAACAGCATTAAGAGAAAGTTTTGTAAGTATTTTTCATAATCAAAACTTACTTAAAGATTTTGCAGATGAGATACGTCTACAAATCCACAAGGATAAGAGAAGTAAACTAAAAGATGTACCAGAAAAAGGTACTCTTGATGTTTCTGGAGTTCTCGACAGCCTATATTTTTGTTCATAATATTACGCTAGCGTATTAAATGGACAGTCTAGAAGAAGCACTACCGATTTGTTTTATACCTCTGATTGGTGGTGTTTCTTTTTTAATAAAATAGCTTTGGTGAGCTGGGCAACTATATTTTGTAGGCACAAATAATATTAACCACAGTTCACCTTTGCAAACCAACCCAGACCTAGGAGGGTCTTATTATGCAAAAAGCACAAAAATATACTTCTCCTTTTGGGAAAGCAGTATATCCACATTTAAGCAAAGCCGATGTTAGGTTTAAAGCTGAAGGTGAGTTTAAAGTTGACCTAGAAGTTGAAGGAACTGAAGCTGAAGAAATGAAAGCTATGTTAAATAATTTAGCAGAGCAATCAGTTAAACAAGCTCAAGAAAAAACTGGTAAGAAAAATATTAAAAAAGCAAACTTACCATTCAAGGATGAAGATGGAAAAACTATCTTCAAGTTTAAAATGAAAGCCAGTGGAACTAATTCCAAAACTGGTGATAGTTTTAAACAGAGACCAGCATTATTTGATAATGAATTAAAACCTATCAATCCAGAAGATACACAAATCTGGGGAGGCAGTGTTTTAAGAGTAAGTTATCAACCAGCATTATGGTTTACTCCTATGTTAGGAGCAGGTGTAAGTCTAAGACTTAAATCTGTTCAAGTTAAAAACCTAGTGGAAGGTGCATCCCAATCAGATGCTAGCGGATTTGATAAAGTAGACGGTGACGCATCTTCTAAAAATACCTCTGATGAAAAAACGGAAGAAGTGGTCGAGAGCAATCCAGCCGACTTCTAAGTTTAAGTCTAAGCTTGAGGAAGATTTCAATAATTTTCTTGAACAAAATGATATTAATTTTGGTTATGAAGATTTTAAGATTTCTTACCTCAAGCCAGAGAAACCTTCGAAATACACTCCAGATTTTAATTGTCCTGGAAATAGTTTAAAAATATTTTTTGAAACTAAAGGACAATTCCTAACTTCAGACAGAAGAAAACATTTACTCGTAAAGCAACAACATCCAGACCTGGATATACGCTTTGTGTTTTCTAATTCAAAAAACAAAATCGGTAAAAAATCTAAAACAACTTATGCCAAGTGGTGTGAGTTAAAAGGATTTCCTTACCACTGTATTTATTCAACAAAAAAATTCTTACCAGACGAGTGGTTAGAAGAAATCAAAAATTTACAAAAGGAAAATTAATATGCCAAGATTAGCAACAGATTATATTATCATTCATTGTTCAGCGACTAGACCTTCACAAGATATTGGTTTTGAAGAAATCAATAACTGGCACAGAGCCAGAGGTTGGATTGGTTGCGGCTACCATTTTATTATTAGAAGAGATGGTAAGATTGAAGACGGTAGACCAACAACAGATGTTGGTGCGCACTGTAAAGGCCAGAACCACAACAGCATAGGAATATGTATGGTTGGTGGAATGGATGAAGATATGGGTGCCGCTACTGATAATTTCACTGGAGCCCAGTGGGAAAGTTTAAAAGTATTAGTAGAAGAGCAACACAAAAACTATCCTAATGCACAAGTAAAAGGCCATTATCATTTTAACCCAGAAAAACAATGTCCAGCTTTTGACGTTGATGAGTGGGCTAAAATGGAATTGCTTTGGGTTGAAGGTGATTTGTTACCTGGAGATGAAGGGTACGATGAACCAGGAGAATAGTTCAGATTTTATTAGACACGAACCTTGTGAGAGTTGCGGCAGTAAAGATAACTTAGCAAGATATTCAGATGGTCATGCTTATTGTTTTGGTTGTAAGCATTATGAACCACCAACAGACAAACCAGAATTTTCAGATACAAGAGAGGCAAGCGATATGATAACTGGAGAGCATCAAGCTCTTAACAAACGTAAAATAAATTTAGATACGACCAAGTTCTTTAACTATCAAGTTGGACAATATAATGGTCAAACAGTTCAAATAGCTCCATACTATAATGATAAGTACCAAGTAGTAGCTCAACACATTCGATTTCCTAATAAGAATTTTATTTGGTTAGGAAATATGGATGAAGTTAATTTATTCGGACAACATAAATGGAAACCAGGTGGTAAAATGATTGTTGTTACCGAAGGTGAACTTGATTGTATGAGCGTATCAATGGTTCAAGGAAACCGTTGGCCAACTGTTAGTGTTCCCTCTGGAGCTCAATCAGCAAAAAAATATATTAAAAAGAATTTAGAGTACCTTGAGAGTTTTGAAAAAGTCATTCTCATGTTTGATAATGATGCGGCAGGTAACAAAGCTTCTATAGAATGTGCTCAATTATTTTCACCAAAAAAAGCGTCTATCTCCAAGTTGCCTTTGAAGGATGCCAACGAAATGTTGGTGTCCAACAGAGGTCAAGATATTATTCATAACATTTGGAATGCTAGACCATTTACACCAGAAGGTATTGTTGCTGGTGCTGACACTTGGGAATTAGTTATTCAAGATGACAGCAAAGAAAGCACTCCATACATTTGGAATGGTTTAAATAAAAAATGTAAAGGTATTAGAAAAGGTGAAATAGTTTTACTTACAGCAGGTAGCGGCACTGGTAAATCTCAAGTATGTAGAGAGATAGCTTATGATTTAGTTTCTAAACAAAAGACTATTGGATACATCGCACTTGAGGAAAGTGTAGCTAGAAGTGTTAGAGGTTTAATGAGTATAGATTTAAACCAAAAAGTACACGAAGAAGAAGTAAGAAGAAATTTAGATAAGAAGACTTTAAAGAAGTCTTGGGAAAAAATTCAACCTTATACTTATTTCCATAAACATTTTGGTTCAACTGATAGTGAAAACCTAATGTCTAAGATTAGGTATTTAGTTAAAGGTTGTGATTGTGATTATATATTTTTAGACCATATCAATATGGTTGTCTCTGGTCTTGAAGGAGATGAGAGAAAATTAATAGATTATACAATGACTAAGTTAAGAACCTTAGTTGAAGAATGTAACTTTGGTTTAGTTGTTGTTTGTCACCTAAAAAGAATTGAAGGAAAATCTGGTCACGAAGAGGGAGCTGTAACTTCTCTTAGTCATTTAAGAGGTTCACACGCTTTAGCTCAATTATCAGATATGGTTATTGGTTTTGAAAGAAACCAGCAATCTTCCGAAATAAATAATATTATGACTTGTAGAGTTTTAAAGAACCGTTATTGCGGAGACACTGGTGTTGCTTCAACACTTCTCTACAATTCTGATACTGGCAGGCTATCTGAAGGAGATTTCCAAGATGAAATCAAAGCAGAAGCTAGCTGGTGAAATTAGACAATACTTAAGAAGTTATTTTTTAAGAGATAAAAAGTTCAAGAGTTTGTCTGATAATGAGAAGTTATATGTGTATTCATTATACAACAGACTACTACATATAATTTATTTGCAACTTAAGCATCCAGGTATTCTACCAATTTTATTTGTTCATCATCCAAAAACAAAAAAGATATTAGAACAATTTTTTGAGAGAGCATCTTTACGCTTACCATTTTTAGAGGACATAACCGTTGTTGTTATGCAGTAATTTATGAACGTAATATTTGATATAGAGACGAATGGTCTTTTATCAGATGTAACTAAAATCCATTCAATTGTAATTAAAGATATAGATACTGACCAAATGTTTTCCTACCATGGAGACCAAATTGGCAGAGGCTTATACATTCTTAGTGGTGCTAGCTTATTAGTTGGCCACAATATTCAAAAGTTTGATTTGCCAGTAATCAATAAACTATATCCGCAATATAAAATTGAAGGAGAAGTATTAGATACTTTAATAGTTAGCAGACTGATATGGACTAATAGAAAAGAACTTGATTTCAGAATGAAAGAGTTGCCGCTAAAGTTAGCAGGTAGACATTCACTCGAAAGTTGGGGCTTCCGTTTGGGGCTACGTAAAGGAGACTTTTTAAAAGAAAATGATTTTTCTACTTGGTCTCCAGAAATGCAAAAGTATTGTGAGAGAGATGTTGAAGTTAATTTTGAATTATACAAATTAATTAAAAAACAAAACTACTCCCAAGAAGCGATACAGTTAGAGCATGAGTTTCAGAAATGTATAACTCAACAAGAAGCACATGGCTTTTATTTTGATGTGGCTTCTGCAAAGAAGCTGTACGCCTCACTTGCAAAAAGAAGGCTGGAGTTGGAGCAATCCTTAATTTCAGCCTTCCCAAATTGGCAAAAATATAAAGGAACTTTTATTCCTAAAAGAGATAATAAAACTTTAGGATATAAAAAAGGTGTACCTATAAAAAGGTACGAAGAAATTACATTCAATCCTAACTCAAGAGACCACATAGCAGATAGGTTAATGAACAAAGGATGGAAACCAAAACTATTTACACCAGATGGAAAACCTAAAGTAGATGAAAGTGTTTTATCTACATTAGAATTTCCAGAGGCAAAGATATTAGCAGAACATTTTTTAATTCAAAAAAGGATTGGGCAGTTAGCTGAAGGAGCTAATGCCTGGTTGAAACTAGAACAACAAGGAAAAATTCATGGACAAGTTATTACGAATGGTGCCAACACTGGCAGATGCACTCATCAAAAACCTAACGTGGCACAGACACCTTCTGTTGGTGTTCCTTATGGTAAGGAATGCAGGAGTTTATTTACTGTTCCTAGCGGCTTTAGCCTTGTTGGCTGTGACGCTAGTGGTCTTGAACTTCGTTGTCTTGCTCACTATATCGGCGCATTCGATGGTGGAAGTTTTGCGAAGCAATTACTCGATGGGGATATTCATACCTACAATCAAGAACAGATTGGCTTACCGTCAAGAGATTTGGCGAAGAGGGTCATATATGGTTGCATCTATGGTATCGGAAATCAAAGGCTTGGCGA